GTCTATCTCATTTAATTTATTTAAACGTTGTGTTTTCTTTTTAGACATTTCTTTACGTTTTTCAATATAATCTAAAGCACGTTTCAAACGAGATTTTACCTCAGGATCTTTAGCTTTACCATATACCGCTCTAACACGTTGATGAATTAAGTTAATGATTTGTGATTGACGAGCGTGTGACTTAGATTTAAATGAATCTTTATTTAATGTATCAACTATATCTTCTTTAGTTTTGAATTTAATAGATACAGTATCTTTTGGATTTTCATCTGTGTATAAGCGACGACCAGATCCTTTAGGTTTTTTACCTGTACCTGTTTTAGGGTCTGCTTCTTTTAATCCACCAGGTGTATTTAGTTTTTTGTTGCTGTTAGCATCTGTGTTATAACCACAAGTTCCTTCAGTAATTTCTTTTAATAAATTAATTAATTTAATCATTTTATTAAATCTCTGAAGAATATGGTTTTGCTGTTCTTTTGAATGAAATTACACCTTTAACTTGTCTCATGCTTATTTCGATTTCTTTAAGGATATCTTCTACACTAAATGTTCCTTCTTTAGAATACGGGTATGGATCAACTTTTGCTTTAACTATAGCTCTAAAATATTTTGAACCTGTGATTTGGTTTGTTTCTTTATGGTCAATAGTTGTTATACCTGGGATAGATCTAACATCTGAAAGGATGGCTTGTAGATTTCTTTCATTATCAGTAGTTAATATACCTTCTAAATGGTATATTCTATCTACTACTTCTTCACTGATTATAGGATCATAAGCTATATCACTTAATTTTGGATTGTTAGGATTAAAGAATATGATATCTCCATTTGAATCAACATCTTTAATTTTTGTATTAACAGGATACATATTAATACTAGTATTAATTTTATTTCCTGAGTATTTTTTTAATAAACCTTTAATATCTTGAGGTATTTTATCTGTTATTTTTTTAACAAGTTCTGGTGTTTTTTTAAAGTAATCTTGTCCAGTACGTCCACGGTTAATTTGTTCTAAAGACGCTTTAAACATTGGGGAAATATATAGTTTATACTCACCGTCTCCTCCTTTTAACAATTTAAAATGTTCTTTAAATTGATTTTTTACATCAATAGGAAGTGTTGTAATTTGTGGAATAAATCTTCTACCTTTTTTTGCATTAGTAAGATTTTCCTTTAAAATACTTTTAATTTCTTCTTTAATAAAATTTCTGAATTCTAATTTTTTCATTTTTCAATTATTTTGTTTTTCCCCATTTTGTACCTTTACCTTTATCTTTACATTGTGCTGGTGTAGGACGACATGAAGGATATTTTGAACGTTTTTCACCTTTTTTTCTACCACATGCTTTACATGAACCGTCTTTGCAAGTGTTACAATCTACCCATCCACCTTCTTTACCTTTAGGGCCTAAGCGTTTGAACCATTTATAAAGAGATTCGTCTTCTTGAATCAGTTTTTGGATGGCTTCTTTTACTTTAGAATATCCTGATCCATAAGGAGCAGCTTTACCTGATTGAGGATCATCTGTTTCTTTTAGACCTTTCCAAATCATTCCTTTGCGGCATTTAACTACAGCACCAGATTTGTAAGCAGATGGTTTATCATATTTACGGTCAGCAATACGTAAACATCTGTCTCGTTTTTGTTCTTGGATTATTTCACGTATGTTTTCTTTAGTTTTAATAAAATTTAAAATTTTAATAATGTCACGCAATTTATTTAAAAAAATTTGAAATTCTTGAGGATTATCGTTTATATATTTAGCCCCAAGATTAACAAATTCCATTGTTGAATCGTTTAATATATTTGAATATTCTTCATATAAATCAGATTTTATCTCTTTTATATCTAATAGAAGAGAATTAATTTTGTTATGAAGATTTTTTATTTCATTAAAATTGTCCATCTTCTATATTAAAATCTTTTTTCATTTTTTCTATTAAATCTGAAAGATTTTGGTTAATTTTAGAAGCTTTTTGATTTTTTTTTTCTAATATTTTTTGCTCTAAAATTTCTTCTTTAACAAGTTGTTTTAATTCTAGTTTTTTCATGATTTATTTATTATATATATTGTGCTTTTGGATTTACCAAAAACCGCTAAAAGAGCTTTTTAGACCTAAAAGCTTGCTGTAACGAGGAAGCCTACAACTCCAATATGATGCTTTTGTTCTATCTTTTTTATTTTTACAATCGTGACGTGCTGCAAATGCTCTACGTGCTTCTGGGTTATTTATTTTGGCTGATAAACCGGATGTGTCTCCAAAAGATACTTTTTTAATTTTACCTTTATCTCTAACATAAACATAGAATTTTTTAGACCCACCACGTTTTGGTTTACCAATTGGAGGTGTTTTCTTTTTATCTTTTGCTTCGTTCAATCCTGCTAATGCATTATAATTTGCTTGTCTTTGTCTTGCTGCTAATTCTCTAGGGTGTAATTTATCTCCGTATGTATCTTCCCATTCAAAATTGTTATATAATTCCATTTCTTTAGGCCCAAACTCATCATAGATTTCTTCAGCAGTATTAAATTTAGGCATATAATCCTTATTATAAAAAGGTTTACTTTCTATAAAATCCCAAACTTTGTTTATATTAAATTCTGTAGTTTCTTCTTGTTCTTCTTCCATTATAAAATCTAATGGAACTTTTGTTCCATCTTCTAATATACCAAAGTATCCTAAATGTGTTTCTGTTAAAATTTCAATATCATCCTGGTTGTTTATCTCTAATATTCCTCTAGAATATAATGCTCTTGCTTCAGCCCATAAATCAAAATATCTTTCAGAGCCTGCTCTGTAAACATTTTCGGTCAAAGGTTGTTTTTTATCCATATGGTATTTTAAACCTTCAGATAAAATTTCTTTTGGAGCCATGTTTTCGTTTAGAGACATAGGTTTAGCCTTGTCAGTGTCACATGTATTACAACCACATGAACATGATTTTTTAGCTGGTTTTTTATATCCTGCTAGGGTTTCTTGGATAATTTTTTGTAGTTTATTCATGGTTATAAATATTAAGAAACAGGTTTAATTTTCTGAATTTCGAGAGTTCCTTGAGTATTGCCATTATTTCTGGCGTTGATAGAAACAGAATATGGTTTACCTCCTTTTTCAATATTAAAATCTATTTTTAAACCCCCAAAAGATGATATATCTTGGATTTGGATTGGATCATAATCACCGTCAACATTATATAATATAATATTTTGACCTCTAGGAAATTCATCTACTTTACCAGGTTCACCGCTTTTTTGTCCTGTTATTTTAAAAAATGTAGGATTAATACCTGAAAGTGATAGAGCAAATCCTGCTAATGCTACAATAGCATCATCAACTTGATCATTAGGAAATTGTCTAAATAAAAATTCAATAGATTTTAAAGCAGCGTATTTACCACGTAAAAATTTAATTTCGGATTTAAGATCATTAGAATCTAATTTATATTCAATGTTTGGATTTCCTTGAATATATGATGATATTTTTTTTCTTAACTCTTGTATACCATCTATATACTGTTGTTCATCAAAATCTATTTCGTCCGGTGTTAAATTATAATCGTCTTTAACTTTAGTGTATTTATTAAGTAATGCTTTTGCTTTACCTCCTTGGGCTTCTTGTTGTTTTAGAGAAACAGCAGTAAGTGGTTTTGAGTCTCCTCCCCAAGAATCATTAAACATATTATTTAATAATTCTATATTATCTATACTTTCGATATCTTCAACTGAACCTAATTGAACATATAAATCACCTGGGCACCATTTATCTGCGGGGATACCTGTTAATGATTGGGCTTTATTTCGGATAATATTAAATACTCCTGTTCGTACAAGTTTTTGTCCAGGATATACTTTTTTAATAGCTAAAGCAGATGATAATGGTTGATTAATAAAATCAATATACTGTTTTTTAGGTTCTCCTGAAATAGCTTGGAGATATGCTGTTACTTTTTTAGATGATTCAGGACTTTCTCCAGAAATTCCTTTATCAGAAATTTCTATAAGTTGAGATATTCTATTTTGATAGTTTTCAGCATTAAAGGGTGTTTCAATATTAGAAGAATAAAATAAAGAAACTAAAGCTTCTTTAACATCAGTATCACTTGATGTTTCTTCAGATGATCCTTTTATAATTAATTTATATCGTTTTCCATTAAAATCAATTTGAGCACTTCCTAAACTTGATCCAGTAGATAATTTTTTAAAATTCGAAATCAAATCACCTTTATCAGCTAACTGTTTAATGGTATCATATATATCAAGCCGCATTTGATCAGCTTGTTTTCCTCTTCCAGGGATGTTTGAAAATGTAAGTTTTAAAGTATCTTTTCCAGATGCTTCTACATCTCCATATTCATTAAACAAACCAGATTGTTTCAAAGTATTAATTAAGTCTTGATTTTCTAAAATTAAATTAATACCTAATTTAGATAATTCATTTTCTAAAATTAAAATATCCTGATTGTTGTTTAGATCAGGATATCCTTTTGAAAATTTATATGCTATACTATGTAAAAATTTTTCTAAAATGTCCATTATACTGTTTCTTCTGGTGGTGTTGCTTCTGGTGCTGGTTCTTCAATTGGAGGTTCTTCAACAGTTAAATCAACATTGTCACTAGCTGCATTTTCATCTATGTCTTCTTTAGTTCCATATCTCAATATACGAGAAATAGATTCAGCAGCACGCTGTTCTTCAGGAAGATTTAAAAGATAATATTTTTTACCTTCAACTTGAGCTATCCAACTTTTTGGACTCCAAATTAAATAAAAATCTTGATTGTTTTTTAGGTTGATTCTAAACGTAGTAGGCCTAGGAGCAACCCAGTCTATTGATGATAAAAATGAATCAAAATCTGAGGTAAGTAAATCGATAATAACAGCCTTAAGTTCAGGAAACTTAGTTAATTCATCATACTCCACCGCAGCATTTTCAGCTTTTTGTTTATTGCTGTATACTTGGGGGACTAGTAATCTGATTTTTTCTCTTAACTCGGCTGCGGTCATCTGTTAGATATATTATTTTGAAGTATTGTCTTTTAATTCTTTAGCTATAATTTCAGCTACTTTTTTAGCTTTTTCTGTTGCAATAGGATATGCAGTGAGTTTTTTCTCATTCATATCTCCTACACCTACCATAGCATCTATTTTAGGTTCTTTAAGTTCAAAATCAAGGTAATGTTTAGCACTAGACATCATTTCTTTTGCCTTAATGATTTTTGATTGCCACCAATGTGGAAAATCAACTTCACCTTTGCCTTCGAATTGGTCTACCATCTGGTAGAGTTTCATAGCGTATTTTCCAATATGATATAGATCACTTTTAAGCATGTGTGGTTCATCATCTTCATGGCCTAAATCCATATCTTCCGTCTGCATTTTTTTCTTGTCTTGAGCAGCTTTTTTCATTGATTCTTTTTTATTTCCATCTTTATCAAGATCTAAAAAATCAGGTTTAGCTTTTTTTTCATATAAAGATTTAACAGGCGCTATAAAATCTTTAAATGAAACATTTTTGAATATATTATATGTATTATATAATTCTTCTGCTTCTTTATTATATTCACTATTATACAATTGTGCTCCTATAACTTCTAATTCCTTTTCTTCAGCTAATCCGTTTTCATATGCTCTTTTATCATCTGACATCATGTAAGACCAATCATGGGATTCTAATGCTGATTCAAATTCGTCTAGTAAATTCATCATTTTAGATAATTCCATTTCGCCTCCAATTCTATCAGCTCTTGCTTCAACATCTTGTTCTTTTAATGGTTTAGTTAAAGCAGCTTTAACCATTTCTTTAAGTTTGTTATTTTCCATTTCTTGATTTTGTCTTAAATTTTCTATTTTTTTTAATGCTTTTTTAACAGCGTTACCCTGTATTACCTTTTCAGCATCTTTGCCGTATTTTGAAACCAGGGCACGTTTGTTAGCAAGCATACCTTGTTTTACCGATTCAACCTCTTGATCAAATATTTTTTTTTCTTCTGGGGTGAATAATGGCATGTGTTATTTATTTTTTATCTTCAGCTGTAGATGCTTTTTTATATTCAGCCATTAATTTCTTAATTTCGCCTGATACTTTTCTAGCTCTACCGTGTGCTGCTTTTGATGTTTTGTAATGTTCTTCTTTTAAAGTTTCTAGTAATTCTACTACTTTGTCTAAAATTTCTTGTGAGTTCATAATTTTTATTTTTTATAGTTTTTATTTAATAATACCTGCAATTCTTTTCATGCGGGTAGTTTCGTATAATTCAATTTCTTCTAAACTTGCATCTTTTTGTTCTCCTCCTACAATGTGGGCTCTTGTAAAGAATGTAATAGTGTTTCCTATTTGATCTGTAAGTTTATCATCTCCTAAAGTTCTAGCTGCTGCTTGAGCTTGTGTTAAAGCATCTTGAACTGATTTTACATTTGGATTTACTTGATCTGTAGTAACATCTACTGTTGTTTCTGTTTCTTCAGCTGGGGCTTCTTCAGTAGGATCTTCATCTGCTATATCATCTACTGTGATTTCTTCTTCAGCATCTTTTTTCTTTTTAGCTTCGTCTAGGTTATCATCATAGTCTACCATGTATTCACCCATCATAGCCTTTTTAATTCTTTCTTTTATTTCAGATTTTTTCATCTTAGATTTATTTATAAATATGTTATTTTTTTCGTTTAATTCCTTTCCCGTTTAACACAGATTTTATCATTTCTTGAATAGGTGTACTTTCAGTTGTACCTACAATTTCATTATAATCATCCATTTGTAAGATGCCTCTTTCTTTACCTAATGTAATTGCTTTTTCAGTAACATCATGTAAATCCATATCTTCTTGAGCATCTTCTCTTGAATATTCTAACATGCGTATAAACAAAGGAACATCCATTGTTATTGTATCAACAGCATCTTCTTCTTCAACTTCTTTAATATTATTATATGTTGTTGAGTTTTCCATGTTTAGTTCAGAATGAAGAACTTTCATAAATGGAATAAAATTACGGGAACCATAATCATCAATTAATACCTTAGCAACAGCTTTAGCAAAATCAGTATATGAAGTATTATCAGGAATCGATAAGGATAAGTCTATTTCATTTAAAGGTTTAGAGAAAAATTCTTGTATTTTTTTAATATCTTCCATATGGGTGTTTATATCTTATAAATATGTGCTACTTCTTAAGGCTTTCAAGATATTCGATTGATTCGTCTAGTGATTGTTTTACCTTTTCTTTATCTAAATCACCTACCCATCTTTCTACATCACCATTTTCGGTTACAAACGAATTATTTGATAGAGTAAGTTCATCTTCTACCCATGATTTCAAATTAGAGATGTAACCATCTATTTCAGCATTCTGGATAGCAGTTTGATATTCTTCAAATTTACCTAAACGTCTAAGTTCAGTTTCAAATTCAATAACACAGTCAAAACATTTTTGATGTATAAGATAATATTCTTTATCGAATGTCTTTTTCATCATATTTTTACATGATGGGCAAAACATAGGCATAACATGAGCTTGTTTTGCTTTATCTAGTTTTGTTATGTTTTGTTTAATACCATCTTTGATAGTCCACTTTCTACCATCTTCTTCCCATACATCACCTTCTTTGTGAAACTCTTGTTTTTTAGAATAACCTACACTTTGAATGGTTTTATCACCGTATTTACCTTGGACAAGGTTACGGACACGTTGTACATCATTTTTTGAAAACTCTTTTTTTAAAACGTTATCTTTCATTAAATAAAATTTATTTTGTTAAAAACTTCACTTGGAAGATTATCTTTTAAATATTCTTTCCAGTAATTATCTGCTGTGATATCTTTTATTATATCTAATATATTTGAAGGTCTTAGATCTCCAACTGTAGAAACATATTCTTGTTCATACCCATAATCATCTTCTGGAGCTCCTGAGTATTTAAATGGTTTTAGAGGGGGTAGATTTTTAGTGTTAAATGTTAATCTTACTCCTACTTCTTGATCTTCATCTGGAAATTCTCTAAATGACCATAAGTCTGGGTCTGTTGTAAATGATATCTGTTTGAATTTAGGGTCTGCTTTTATGGTATTTGTTTTTACCATATTCACAAAAAATTTAGGAAGAGTAAAATGGTATACTTCTTCAGGGGAAGTATTTTCTTTTAGTAAATCCATTAATTTAATCATAAACCTAATTCTTTTAATTTTTTTATAGTTGAAGCAGCATCTGTATGTAATATACCTACTCCACCTGCACTTTTCCACTGTTCTATATTTTTTTCTCTATCATCTATTAATATAGAGTTTGGTGAAGCAAATTCTTGTTTTTTATCTGCTGATCTTAATATTAATTTAACTCCAGGCAATTCTCTTTTTACCCATACTCTTTTTCCTAATTTTGATGCTTCTTCTCTGGATGGAGCTGATAATAGTTCGGGGTTGTATTTTTTAACATAATCCCATAATTGTTTTCCATCAGGCATCCAGTTAAGTGTTATCCACCATTTAGCTCCAGCTTTTGAAATTGGTTTCCAAAAAAATTCAGGTCCTTTTTCATCTGCTGCTCTAGTTGTTATACCTGTTAGTTTTTCATATCCACCATCAAAGTCTACTAGTACACCATCCATGTCAACATAGATTTTATATTTTGATCCTTCTTGTTCTTCTAAACCTCTAGCTAGTTCTAAAGCATATGCTGTAATGCCAAATGGGTCTTTATTCTTTTTTTCTTGCATTTTGTCTGTCCAATTTCTGAAAGTCATAGTGCCTTTTAAATTAGCTTCTGCTTCTAAATCATTTAAACGATCATCTTCTTGTGTATTAGTTGTTGTAATATCACCTAATCTATCTTCTACATTTTGCATGTGATGGATCATTTCATGTGCAAATGATCTTACAATATCTTTAGGGTGACGTCCTTCTGTATATAAAACAATAGACATTGATTGTGGTTCATAGTATGCTGTTTTACCAAAAAAATCTTTAGCATTGTTAATATCACTATGTTTAAATATGACTTTAGGAAGCGGAGTAACGTTCATTCCCTTTCTAATCATATCCTTCGTCAATTCTTTGATATATTGCTTATAATCGATGTCTTTCGCGTATGATGCGTTTTCACTTATTAGTTCAGGGACTAGTAAAGTATATACTCTTTCTTTTTCAACAGGAGATAAAACGCTAGGAATATATTTAAAAAATTCATCTCTAGATTGAAATAAAGCTTTTCTAGCATTTGTTCCACTTATACCTGAATCTGGTGTAGTGATGATTTTAACTTCAATGTTAGGGTATTTTTCTTTAACTGATTTTGTTCTTGAAGTTATATCTGTTTGGTCATCTTCATTTCCTTCTCTTGCCCCTAAAATAAAATATATTTTTTCTTCGGGATGATCTTTAGCGTATTTGAAAATATCTCCTATTGGTGCTTTTACAGATTCAACTGATACTTTAGAGGGGAGATGTTTTTTATATATATTCCACACTAACACAGATTCAGCTTGATCTACTTTGTCTCTTTCACCACTTCCAACATATATTAAAAGTTCATCCATTTCAGGGAACTGTTTTAAAGCTTGTTGTACTACTTCAAAATGTCCTTTTGTAGGTGGTTTAAATCCACCACCATATATTCCAATAATTTTAGATCCGTTTTCCACTACTTTGTAAATCTTCTTAATTTGTTAGGTAATTCCTTTGCATCTATAACATTTGATTCTATATCAGATTGTACTTTATCAAAAGTATTTGCTATTTTATCTATATTAGTGTCTAATATTTGTTTTGTTTTTTCTCTAGATTTTTCTCTTTTAGCAAGTTCTTCAGGTGATATGCCAGTATCGTCTTTTCTGTATGTAGATTGAAATTCACCTGTGGATAGTAAATCGTTAAAATATTCTTTTAATTTTCCACTATTATATGCTTTTTCAAATTCTTGTATTGCCTTATCTTCTTCAGGAGATGAAGGTGTTTTAACCAATATAAAATTATCTCCGAATATTTGTTTATATTCGTTTATTAAATTATAAACATTACCCCATGTACCTAAAACACCTACTGCAGGTACTTTACGTTCACGTTTAAAGTTTCTTAAAAAGGAAACAATTGGATGAGCATAAACCATTACCATCATCACATCATATCCATTTGATTTCAAATCGTCTATAATTGGAGTTACAGTAGATAATGTTGAAGCCGTTGTATCATATATCAAATTTTCTTTGTTTGATATAGCTTGAGGTAAATCTTGTTTTTTAATTTGTGAAACAGCACCTGCTAGATTACCATATAATGATGAATCTTTATCTTCTACATAATTATCAGCATTTAGATTTTTATATCCTTTTAAAATAGATTCTACTGATTTTAACACAGTGGATTTACCTACAGACGCACCACCAGCCATGATAATGGCTTTAGGTTGAGATGTAACTTCATTAAGTAATTGGAGTAGTTTTATCATATGTAATAAATATTACAACTTTCTCTTTACTTTAGTTTTGAATTCAGTGAATATAGGGGCGTGTGTAGGATTTTCTAAATCAAATAATTTTTTTACTGTTTTGAATATGTCAATATTTTCCTCAAACGATCTTTCTGATTCAACCATTTCCCATCCTTTACCTTGCATTTTATCTTTAGATGCTTTTCTTTTAGATGATTTCAACCATAAAATACCGTATCTGTCTACTTTTTTACCATAACATTCTTCATAACATTTTCCATAAATGGCTGTTTGAAGTTCGTATGTTGGCTGGATATGGTTTGATGTTTTAAAGTCTATCAACCATAATTCACCATTAATTTCAACTATCAAGTCACACGTACCAGCTACTTTAATTTCATCTGAAAATAAATGCACTTCAGCTTCTATTAATGTTGGGTTATATGTTTCCCAGAAATCAACAAAACGTAAAAACATTTGCCATACATCTGGATTGTATAATGGTTTACCTATTGGGGATAGGAAGTTTAATTCTTCTCCTTCTAGATATTGTTCGATCATTTCATGTACTTGAGTACCTTCTTCTCCAGCTTTTTTAACAATATGTTCTGAAGCATATCCTACTTTTTTTAGCCAATCTTCAAAAAATTTACCTTTTGGGTAATATCCTAAAACATAGGTTATTGAAGGGTAATATTCACCATTTCGTCTATAATATCTAGAATCTGGTAATGTGATTTGTTGTGCATCTTCAGAGATTTCTAGAATCCTGTTATAAGATTTTTTAATTGTTTTTTTACTCATAGTAATGATAGTTTTTTCTCCATCAACTCATATTGGGTTAAGGGAAATGATTTTTGTATTAGTTTGGTAAAATTAACAAAACCCATTGAAGATGGATCTTTATCTTCTAATTCAACTAGATAAATTTCTTTACCTTCGTTCATTAGTTCTTCAGCAAATTTTATAGCTTGTTTCATAGCATCTGAATCTAGTGCTATGTATATTTTTTGAACAGTCGATGAGACTATTTTTTTCATTAAATTGTTTTGTAGATTTTTACCTAATAAAGGTATAGCGTTTCGCTTGATTGCAATTGCATCAAATGGCCCTTCACATAAAATTAAAGGTAAACTCCAGTTAATAAACAAACCGAATGGAACTATATCTCTAGATGTATCCGGGTTTTTATATTTTATAAATGGTTCTTTTTCAAATGATCTACCTGTAAAAAAGTTTAATTTTCCATTTTCATCGTATGAAGGTATTATGATCATTTTATTGTATGGTCCTCCATCACAATATCCTATATTGTATTTTTCAATATCGTCTTGTGTTATGCCTCTTGATTTAAGATATGCAGCAGCATGTCTAGCTACAATATCTTTACTGTTTGATATTGGTTTATATTCATCTGGGAGTTTAACTTCATATACCTTTACAGAAGTATCTTCTAAAAAGTTTCCAGATTTAACTAGTGGTTTAAGTTGAGATATAATTTCAGGTGCAACCTCCATCTGTTTAAATAGACTATATAAAGTTTTACCTTTTTTACTACACACCCAGCATGCCCATTTATTTATACCTTCTTTGCTTTCTGAAAAATTAATTTCTAATTTTGGTTTATGGTGGTTGCAAAAAGGGCAACAGTATGCTTGGTTACCTCTAGCGGTACGTTTACCGGAGCCTAATACAGAGTTCACTAAGTTGATTAATAGTTCATTTACCATAACCCTTAAATATAATAACAAAATATTATATAGCAAAGTCTTTTTTATAGAATTTGCCTAGAATATTGCTATTTAAATAATTTTCATTTTCTATTACACCATACATGAACTGGTATTTACATTCAAAATATGTAAGCATTTTTTTATTTTCAACAAAATGGATTATTTCACGTTTAAATTCGTCTTGTTTTTTTTCTTTGATTCTTTGTTTGATGAAATCTTCCGAACCATAATATGTTTTCCAATCGGATTCTTTTTGGATTGTTTCAGTAGTTGATTTTCTCCCTCTTCCAGTTTGTTCAGCAAGTTCTTTCTTGGTTAATTTGCGCTTTACATTGTGATATAACGATTTTTTTCCGATATATGATATCCCACTCGGAATATGAGTGGTAATGTAAATAAACCCAAAAGTATTAGCAGGGATATCTTCGATCGTTTCTACAACTTCATTATTATATAACCACATATATTTTGGTTATAAATATATTATATATCAAAGTTAACTATAAAAGTTGTATC